GAGCAAAAGCGCACTTAAAGGCCGGATTGTCAGCGAAATGGAAGCCGCCGGCGCCACAGCCGCCGGCCCACACAGCTGGGTGGAGCGCCTGGCCGAAGCGATCGCCTCTGCGGTGGTCGATGAGATTCAGCAGAACGCACAAGTGCCGGTACCGGGCGGATCGTCCGCCGGCAGCTACAAGGTGACCTGATGGGAATGAACTCAGGCGATGGCCGATCACTGACCGGTAACGACCACATCCGGCAAAGCATCACCGACATTCTGGCCACACCGCTGGGATCCAGAGTCATGCGCCGTGACTACGGATCGCTCATCCCGGCGCTGATCGACCAGCCGCTGAATAATGCCAACCTGCTGCGGCTTTATAGCGCAACGGTGACCGCTGTGTCGCTCTGGGAGTCCCGAGTAAGGATCAGCCGGGTAAATCGTACCGTAGACGCCAGCGGGAGGGCGGTCATTGAGATCGGGGCCACCATCAAAGACTCTGGCGAACAGCAGACATTCGGTGTTCCCGTGGGAGGTGTGTAGTGCCAAGCCATATAGATCTTTCTCTGCTGCCGGCCCCGACCATCATCGACCCGCTGGATTTCGAGACCATTCTGGAATCTAGGAAAAGCAGGCTTTTGGAGCTCACCCCCGAATCAGAGCGCCAAGAGCTGGCCGAAACCCTGGCGCTGGAAAGCGAGCCGCTGACAAAGTTCCTCGAGGAGTCGGCATATCGAGAGCTCAATCTACGCCAGCAGCACAATGAGCGCGCGAAGTCGCTACTTCTGGCCTATGCCACCGGCCCGGAGCTGGACCATATCGGCGTCACCTATTACCTGACTGAGCGCCTGACGCTGGACCCCGGAGAGCCTGACGCTAACCCGCCCACGCCACCAACCATGGAAAGCGACCCCGACTACCTGCGCCGTATCCTGCTGGCTCATGACGCCTTCAGCACCGCCGGCAGCCGCGAGGCTTACCGGTACTTCTCACTGAGCGCCGCCCCGGCCGTAAAAGATGCCGAAGCCGTCCGGCCGATTGCGGGCGTTGTGCAGGTTTATGTCTTGTCCCGTGAAGGTGATGGCGAGGCCAGCCCTGAGCTGATAACTACCGTCGAGCTGGCGCTGAATGAAGACACCGTGCGCCCGCTCACAGATACAGTTCGGGCGGGCAGCGCCACGGTTCTGGAGTTCCAGGTGATTGCCGAGCTTGAAATACAGGATGGGCCAGATACCACCGTTGTCATTTCTGAGGCCGAACGCCGCGCCAAGCAATACGTGGAAAGAGCGCCACGCCCTGGGTGCAAAAATCGTTCTAGGCGCACTGGAGGCCCGGCTTTATGCGCCCGGCGTTGAGCGGGCCACCCTGCTAAGCCCAACCGCAGACATAGGTGGCGACCGGAGCGAAGCGCCCTATTGCTCCAGCATTGAGGTGACGGCGAATGGCTAGCTTGCTGCCGCCAAACACCACCGCGCTTGAACGGCGAATAGAGCAAGTCTCTGCCGATCTGGTAGCGGCCATCGCCCCGTTTGACGCCCTTTGGGATGCCCAGCGCATGCCCGTGCACATGCTGCCCTGGCTGGGCTGGGCGACCGGCGTCGACCACTGGAGCACTGACTGGCCAGAACAGGTTAAGCGCGACGCCATAAGCGAAGCTATTCCTATTCGCCGCCGACGCGGAACCGTGTGGGCTGTCCGCCGAGCCCTGGAGGTTTTGGGCTTTAGTGATGTCGAGATCCTGGAGCACACTAGGCAGGATTCAGCCTGGCGCGAAGCCGGCGGCCTGTATGTCGATGGCAGCTTTACGGTCGATGGCACCGCTGTTCTCGGCGGACACCTGGTTAACCCGCCCAAAGTCGTCACCACCAACTGGGCTCAGTACGCCCTGGCTTTCAACATTGCAGACGCTCCGTTCACAGCCGCAGACCAGCGCCGTGTCCGGGACCGCGTCGAGAGCGCAGCCCCGCTCAGGTCCGAGCTTGTGGCGCTGCTGTATCAGTATGCCGCCACCTGGTCTGCAGAAATTACCGTCTCACCGCTAACCCAGACAGTGCAGCAGTCCTGGCAGGGCTGCGAGGGCGCACCTGTTCACCGGGCGCGCCAGCTCATGGGGTGCCAGTCCCTTTCCGGCGACTACCTCCCTCGAGTCCTTGACGGCTTCAATTCTTTGCGCGGGGACTACCAGCTCACCGGCCAGCAACCGACCGGCGAACCGCTGGACCAGGGCTGGGGCACCATCGACATACAGATTAAGCAGCGCACCACCGCCGCCGCGCAAGCCTCAAGCCGGAACCACTGGACTCTGGGCGAAACCGAAACCGACACGCTGGATGCCAGCTGGGGCCTGAACGAGATCATCGACGGCCACCGCTCCATTGACGGCACCTGGGGGCTCGCTCTTTCCCAGCTATACCAGGTCCGAAAAACACCACTGGACGGCATTCGGCTGCTGGGAGAAAAGACAACCATTAATTCCATCGGGACAGACGCCCATGCCGTGCTACGGGACCGCAGACAGCGCAAGGAGATTCGATTGTGACAACCGTGATACCCGCAACTGAAATATACCGGGCGAAGGTGGCGGCCGCAGCGGCTGCCGGCACCGCTGTGCCAGCCATAACCGCTGTGGCCTGGGGCACCGGGAGCGCGCCAACAAACCCAGACGATCAGGCCCTGGCCAGCGAGGACCACCGGCAGGCGGTGGATTCCGCCGTGGCCGATGGCGTCACCCTGAAAATCGGCGCAACGCTGGAAGGCGACAGCGTGCTGGGGCGGTCCATTCGGGAAATCGGCCTGTTCGATTCCGAGGGTGACCTGGCCGCACGAAGAGTTCACAGCCCGCTGGAGCTGGATTCCGGCACCAGCATTGTCGCGACACTAGACCTACAGTTCTGATCAGACGAGGACCAACCATGACACAGCAAATTACCATTACCGACCCGCAGTTCAGCGAAGAGCTGCGCGCCATTCAGACCACCGACCCGGCACATCCGGACACCTGGAACCCGCAGTTCACCGATCTGCTGGCCAATGACCACTGGCTGCGCACCCTGATCCTGCAAACCCAGAACCAGGTGGAAGACATTCTGGGCAGTGACCCTGTCAACCTGTCAGATCGGCTTGACGCCCTGGTTCAATACGGCGCGCAACGCGTTTTTGTGAGCGTGCAGAACAAGTGCCTGAGTTTGNGATCGAATCCGCTGTGGGCGCGATGACAGCATCGACCTGGTAAGCACTGCCGGCATTCAGCCTGGCCAGCACTATTTCATTGTTGACTCTGGAAACNCCCAAAGCGTTCGGGTTCGTCAAGTGCTCTCGGATAAGCGCATCACGCTGTACGGCTCGCTCACCAGCACCGTCGCTGTGGGCTCAACCCTTGGCCGCCTTGCTCCGGCAGAGTACGCAACGCCAGAGCTGACAGACATGGAGCGCGGCGCTTATTTGCACGTGCAGGGCTCAAACCTGGCAGCACGGTATTGGACCGGCAGTGCGTGGCAGAACCTGACAGCACGGGCAGACGGCAGCTGGCACATCCCCAGCAACGTCACGCGCTTGCGCGTGATGGGCGTTATTTCCCGCGTCGCGATCATCACAGCCTTGCCGATCGGCGTCACCCGCCGCCCCGAAAACATCTCACCGGCCGCCGCCGCCACCGGTGTAACAGCAACGCCAGAGTTGGTCGGTTCGCCTTATTACCCCCTGTACGGCGTGCCGCAAAATCTCCGCCGGTTTTACATCTTCAGACTGAACGAAGACGTGCCAGTCTACGAAGCCGACGAGACGCCGCTTGACGAAAATCCGATCGAAGCTCACACGGTTGCATCGCCAATAGACGTGGGCTCAGATCACGAATGGCAGTACCAGGACGAAAACGTGGAAGGCGAGTGGGCGCAGCGCTCACCCCGCACCCGTTTCGGTACCGCTGACACCTACATCGACACGCCGAGCGTTACAAGCCCGGCAGCTGGCGCAACCGACATACCTGAGCAGCCGGTTATCGAGCTGTCCGCATTTAACGTAATCAGCGGCACAGACGAGCACGTGGCCACGTCACTGCGTATTCGCGACAGCACCGGCGGCATTGTTTACGACGTGATCCGCTCTGAAACGCAGCTCACCAGCGTCACGGTGCCCGCAGATATCCTGCAGCCAGGCCAGACTTACACTATTGAGCCGCAGTACCACGGCGCGGTCTATGGCGATTCCGCCCGCGGCGCCGGCAGCAGCATCACAACGTCTGCATCGTTTGTGCCTGATTTTGATACCGAGATCGGCGCACCCTACGGCGGCGGTTATGTCGCGGGCAAAATTGTCTCAGATTACGACGGTCAGACGTACGGCCTTGTTGTGTCGGACGGCGGTGGCGACAGCGTTAAGATGGGCGACGGAACAATGAGCTGGCGCACCGCTAACACGGCTGTGACCGGCACTGCAGGCGTGCCGCCGATGACCCTGGCCGACGGCCGCACAAATCACAACGCCATTCTTGCGCTGAATAGCTTGTCTGAGTTTCCGGCTTTTAAGTGGATTGAAGACAACTGCAACGCGGCCCAGGGTCTGAATGGCCACACCGACTGGTACCTGCCAAGCCGCGACGAGCTTGAAATCCTCTATCGAAACTTCAAGCCCGACACCACGGCAAACAACACCTCCGCTCGCCAAACTACGGGTTTCGGCGGTGATGGCGCCACTTTCGGTACTAACGCAAATTCGCGGCCCACTCAAACTGGCTACACCGCAGGAGACCCAGCGCAAACCGACCGTGAAAGCTTCAAAGGCGCGTCCGCCGACGCTTTCGAGCCCAGCAACTACTGGTCATCGACGGAGGTCGATGCGAGCACCGCCTGGATCCATTACTTCACCAGTGGCAACCAGTTCCGGAACACCAAGACGGGCAGCGACCGGGTGCGTGCCGTCAGGAGGATTGCACTTTAAACTTTTCTTTCCACTTTTATTTGGGGTGTTTCGCTATGAAGGCGAAAGAATTGCCGATTTATCGGGACACATTTGAGCTCATGAAATTGATCACCCAGATGACGCGGAATTTCCCGCGTGATCTGAAGATATCCCTGGGCGAGCGGTTGAGATCCGATTGCCTGGACATCGTGATCAACGTGTACCGCGCCAACGCGGCGCGAGATGGCCGCCGGCCGATAATCTCAGCCATTTTGGAGACCGTTCAAGTGGTTGAAATGACCATCCGGCTTTGCTGCGACCTTGCGTTAATCAGTAAAAAACAGCACGGCCAGCTGGTTGAGCGAACGGACGCTATCGGCCGTCAGGCCTACGGCTGGGAAAAGGCGAGTAAGTGACTTTTCAGGTAAACACGGCCAGAACGCGCAGGGCCAAGGCTTTGCGCGGCGAGCCAATAATCTCGGACTGCTCCCGCAGGGTTCGGCTTGCCCGGGCCCCGCGAAAAGGCGAAAGCCAGTTTCACGGCGGTTTTAATATCCCGCGGTGCGACGTGACAGTGAGCAGCTTAACGACGCTTTCGAGCCCAGCAACTACTGGTCATCGACGGAGAACGATGCGAGCAACGCCTGGAACCAGAACTTCAACAATGGCAACCAGAACCGGAACAACAAGACGAACAGCAACCGGGTGCGTGCCGTCAGGAGATCATAGTGTTTACTGTTGAAGAGGTCTTTCAAGCGTATTACGATTGCCGCAGAAATAAGCGCAATGCGCTGTCACAGTGCGATTTCGAGCTGCGACTGGAGCGCAATCTCATGAAGTTAATGCGCGACCTTAACGCTGGCGCCTATCGCATTGGCCGGTCAATCGCATTTGTGGTCAGTTACCCAAAATGGCGCGAAGTGTGGGCGGCTCAGTTCCGCGACAGGGTGGTGCACCACATCATCTACAACCGGGTGTCTGACCGCTTCTATCGCCGGTTTATTCACGACAGCTATGCCTGCATCCCCGGGCGTGGCTCATTGAAAGGGGTTGAGCGGATCCACGGATTCATGCGCAAGGCGACTGAAAACTGGCAGCACCCCGCCTGCTTTCTGCAAGCCGATTTGGCGAATTTCTTTGTCAGCATCGATAAAGACATTCTGTTCAATTTGCTGCGCAAGCGAATAGACGACGATGAGACTCTCAATCTGACCGCTCAAGTGTTGTTTCACGACCCAACCCAGCGCCCGATCGTGAACAGTCCGGCGTGGAAATTCCGCCACGTGCCGCACCACAAAAGCCTTTTCAATAGTGGTAACAAAGGGCTTCCGATCGGGAATCTATCGAGCCAGTTTTTCGCCAACGTTTATCTCGACTCTATGGACCAGTTCGTAAAGCGCGACCTGGGCGTGCGCTGGTACGGGCGTTATGTCGATGACGTGGTTCTGATCGGTAAAACGCCTGCAGAACTGAACGACGCGTTTGAGGCCATGAAAACGTTCGCGTTGACGCAGCTGGATGTACATTTCCACCCCAATAAAACGCAAAGAACAGCGTCTATCGCGGTATTAATTTCTGCGGCTACGTGATGCTGCCGCACCGCCGGTACGTTCGCCGGCGCAGCACAAATGCCATGAAAGCCGTAGCGCACAGCGCCGAAAGACACGACAAACCCAGAAGCCTGGGCCTCAAGAATGAACAGCTACCTGGGCATTTGCCAGCACGCCAACACCTACAACCTGC